GCTTGCGCTTTATACTGTTCAAACGTCGCAAGAAGCTCGACAATAACCTTTTTAAATATACTCGCTGTTTTCGCTGCATAAACAAACTCCTCTTCTTTTTTAAATTGGCTTGGATCAGGAAACGACTGGTTGAGTTTGTCCACTAAAGATGGGCGTATTACCTCCGCCCATGCCTTGTGGTCCAACCATGCCTCCACCAATTCCGACTGGTTGAGCGCCTCCTGCTCCTGGCTGTTCAACTCCGACATTTTGTCCTCCCATCTGCACCTGCGGTGCGTTCTCAATATATTGATCGGCATTCTTAAATCCAATATCCTCCCAATAATCAATGGCCATATCGCTAATTTTTATCTTCTTTCCTTCTTGTGCAATCATTGCTCCTAATCCTTCTTTGGTTATTTGATTGATAGCCACCGCCTTTGCCCTCATAGTATCGTCTACCGCACTGGTATTCATCGATCCTACATCGGGAATGTAATCATACGTTCCTGCTAGATCATCTGGCTCCATAAGAAGTGAACCCATCTGTCCCATTTCATCTAATTCCATTTTTGGCTTTACACCTTCTGCAGTTTGTACAGGGAACAAAGGCTCTGCAAGATCAGCAGGGTCTATATTCTCATCAGCCATATTAGAAATCATATCAATTGATTGATCCGACAACCCTGTTCCATCTAGGCCTGCCTGTTTAAAGTAAGCTAAGGCGTCTTTCCCTACTATTCTCAATACCTTTGTTTTACCTTCACCTGTTTTAAATAAGAGTTGTTGATCCATAAGGTGCCAAAAAGTCATCTGTTTCTTTATTGCGTCACCCAAAAATATCTGGTTAAAATTGTCTCGTGCTGAACGACTCATAGCTGTATCTTTTATTTCAGTAGCAGTCTTTCCCTCTTGGCCAGGAACAATGCTCGAAACTCCCGCAGAGGCCTCACCTAATGCTTCCTGCATAGCTGAAATAAGGAATCTATACGTTGATGTAAATTCCGTAACCCCTGATATGTTCTGATCATGTGTGATAACATCGCTAGAAGGATCACTCATTAACCATTTTGCACCGGGACCAAACTCTAATGTGTGCATCTGTACTGCTCCACCTGTTGAACGTATCTTTAAAGGGGCATACAGTGACATGTTGATGGCATCTAAATACTGACAAACTAACGCATTGACCGCCTTTTGCAACTTCTCAATAGGCTCAATCTCACTTAATCCATACAAATCATCATCTATAGGGTAGTATTTAAGTGTACATACAGGAATTTGACCATGATCATACGGATTAGGAATATCCCGCAATATTACTCCATGTCTCGGAGAAAAGGTTATCCATCTATCAGGACGATACTCTGTAATGACCTCAACAACTTTGAACACTTCATCTTGCCCAAGATAGTCTGTAAGGCCTTTAATAGAAAGGTTTTTCACATTATAGTTTGTTGAACGATTATCTCCACCCTGTTTTGCTTCTTTCTTTAATGCTAATCGTAATATATCAAGATTCTTATAGATGGGTTTTCCTCTTGAGGCATCATTCACGTCTACCAGCTCCTCAAGTGTAAGATATTCTCTGTGTTGAAACCAATTTTTGACCTGAGAGTACGAGGGATTAGGCAAACAATCACGGTTGTTTAGCGGTCTAAAGTTAGGACCATCAAAAAATATCTTGGATTTACCGATAGGTTTTCCGTCCTTATCTTCTCGGACCACCTGACGTTTCCAATGCCACTTTGCTAAACCAAATGAAGCACCATATTTACGAGCATTTTGATCCATCATGGCCCATTTCGAAATCATGGACTCACTATCTGCCCGTTCATTATCATCCCATTGGAAAGAAAGAAGTTCATTTATAATCTTGGCTTTCACCACGTCACCGCCCTCTCGTGGAATTACTCTACCCCGTGGCTTATTTGCTAAAAGCCGTGCGGTTTTCTCGTAGATAGCAGTGAACGTGCGAGGATCAAAAACTAACGATCTATAAGGCCACTTAGATTCATTTATATGGGAGCGAAACAATTCATCTTTCTTATCCCAATCCTTCATGCGGGTAGTGAGGTCTTCATTCGCCATCATGTAATGGCGATCAACTTCAAGGAAGGTTTTTATCTCGTCTGGTGTTCCTAGAACTGGTACATCTGGCATATTTCCTCACAAAAAATCCCGCAACATTCTCCGATTTCTCGGACGTATTGCGGGTTCTTGCTTTATTAGGCTTTAAACCGTATTTTCTAAAATATACTCTTTTTCTTATTCTCTGTCAACTATCGCCCTTTCATTTACCTTGTCACTCTCTTCACCTGTCACTTGCGTAATAGTCTTTGATTGAATGAATATCTGAACCTTACCATACCCTGTACCCGAAGCAAGGTTACTTATCTGACGAATGATCTTTGGTATAACCATAGGGTTCACGCCTGATTCTTTTAACGCCAACTTAATAAGATACAATTCTGGGTCAAACTGTCTCACCACGTCATAGAATTTCTCAATGTTCGCTTGTTCTGTGGTAGGCAAGGATTCTATCATGTAAGTGACCAGTTTCGTTTACTTATGTCATTCTCTGGCGTTTTATATAACTTCTCTGACTTCTTATAACTCACTGCAAAGTATCTGAGTGCATCCATGGCGTGATCATTCGCCTTCTCAGGTACATCTGGTTCGTTTAGGTCTTGCGCTTGTGTGACACTTTTTTCTTTCCAACGATAAGTTTCAAATTCTCGGATGGTGTCACTACAGGTTTTAAAAATGTATAGTTTAGGTCCATCGCTTTTTGATATCGCTTGTACGAAATGGCCTGGCGTAATTTTAAGCCGCTCGCTGACCTTCTCGATACCGAATCTAACCCATGAGTTGAAGTTTTGCCCGACTTCTTTGTTGGCGGGAGTAATGTAGACCCCTTTGCTAGCAAATTCTTTAATCCACTGTGCTCCCGAAGGGTCTCCGTAAGTTCCAAGTATGCTTTTTCCGCCAGACTTTGCGTTGATAACTCCAGCGTGATAGTCAATCGTTTGTCCTGTTGCATAATGCTCGTCCATGACAAACCAGTTTTCGTCACCGTCCACAGCGATCCATAGACACGCTGTTGGGTTTGTCGATCCAAAATCAATACCCCTGAAGATTGACCAGCCTGCGGGGATATCAAAGGGTTCGATGACGTGGACTTCTCTTTCGAACTCTTTGTAAACCATTCCCGTATGTTTACGAAAGTCTGCCATATACTCTTGAGCGAAGGTGTCTTCGGTGAGTTCTTGTTTTGCATTGTCTAACTCTTCTTTCTTGATATAAGGATTGTCATAACTTGTGTACCTCCAGGACTTATAAAACTCATTCTTCCCTTGTCCAAATTCATAAAGTGTAAAAAAGTGGTTATAACCCTTCGGGGTCGAGATAAATAAGACGGGTGCTTCATAATCTGTAAGTGTAGGCCGTAAAACCTCGCTCCAAAGCCAATCCCAATTACGAATGCTAGCGATCTCGTCAACGACGAGTCCCCGTAGCTTAACACCACGCAAGGCGTCTGGATTCTCAGCGCCTTTAAGTTCGATGACCGATCCATTTGTAAGCGTAAGGGAAAGTTCGACTTCGTTTTTCTTTGCGATGAGCTTTTGTGGTACATAGTGTTGTATACCTTCCCAGTGAATTGTCTTTGCTTGTTTATATGTTGGTGCGACTATCCAATATCTTCCTACTTCTTGATTAGCCCAAGTAATGACTTGTAATTGTGAAAGCACCGACTTTCCGCTTCTGCGTCCTGCGCATACTACTCGAAATCGGTGTTGATCGTCCCATACTTCTGTTTGCCATGGACTAAGATGTATTTCCATTCTTGATAATCACTAAAGGATCACCGCTTACTTCTACTTCTTTTTTATCTTTAAACATTTGTGGGTCAGCGTTTTTTAATATAAATTCAGGATTTGCTTTTCCACCATACTTCATAATGCCACGGCCCCTTGCCGCTTCACACTGATTCGCAAATTCTTTATCTTCTTTTCGCATACGAATAAGTGTATCTTCACTAATTCTATTGATATTTGCTGCATATTTATAAAATGGGAAACGCTCTAATATTGCTAAAACACCTTCTTGTAGCTCTTTATTTGCTATAGGCTTAATATCGGGGCTCTGTATTGACGTAGAAGGGGTCTGATTTTTATTGTCCATATACTCTATCCTCTATTTCTTTCTATCAATTTTGTTATCCCTTTATCGTGTACAAACCACATTCCATCTATTGCTTTAAACATATATGCGGAATTTTTAAACAAAGCATCCCAAAAATTAGTACCTTTTAGTTTCGTTTTATCATTTTTCTGTTCATCTATTAAATTCTCAATATCTTCTTTTGATAGTTCATATTCCTTAGGATTTTCTTGAGATAAAATTACGTTTAAAGAAAATAAATTCATACTCTATCCTTTGATTTTGTACTTGCTATTTCTATATACTTTAATTACTTTCCCATCCTTTGTCTTATAGATTACTTCTAGTACATTCGCTTCTTCTGCAACTACTTGCGTTATCTCATCGCTCAGTGGCGTTATTCCTTGTAGAGTAACACTTTGTAATGGTTGTTTAAGCGGAATCATGTTTCTCTGGTGTTATTTCCACCACAACCAATTCATCTGCCGGAATTGCTGCAAGCGTTATTATATCATGGTTGTCACTACGGAGTTTTAAGGTGTATTCTATATCTAGACTTGCAGTCTTTCGAGATTTCACTTCTAATATTTCAGCAATGAATTTCATAATATTTCCGCTTTTGCTTTTTGATCTATATCTTCATTCATTTCAAGCATACGTAGTTTTATTCTCCAATGAATAGGATCAACCAATCGGAAAGCATGTTGTTTAAACAATCTTCGGGCCTCACTCTTACTCTTCACTATCTTCTCTCGAACTATCCAATCAATAAGTTTCATTTAATGTCTATTTCTTTTATTTGAACTGTACCATTTTTATCTTTTATTCGTATTTCGTATCCCATCCGTCGAAGCATTTCCCGTAATTCATCTGCTTGAGAGAAATTTATAGAATATCTTAATGACTGATACAACTTTATCCAATATTCTATATTCATTTCAACCACCAGTATACTAAAATAAACGCTAAGAGAAATATCAGTACATCATCATACCAGTGTAGGTTCATAATCCCTTTCTTTTGTGCATCGGGTCGTGAGGTTCCTAGCACCGACTGCTTCTACAGTCCCTCGCTCATGCAAACGACCAGATGCAATTCTTTTGCCCCCTAAAGTAAACCAGTTAGGCATGAGCTGGGGCAAATAATTTTCATACTTTCTCCAATCGTTCTTTAAGGGAGACTAGACCTCTATAGGCTTAATTCTAGTTTTCCCCCTATGTTCAATTCTTAAATCATCAAACTGTCCATGCACTTCTGCCATATGCTTTTCTATAATAGCTTTTGATTGCGGCATAGTCTCTTCGTCTGTTAGAGAATCATCAAACTCAAACCAACGCTCCCAACCACAATTACAATATAATCTTGTTTTAGCTTTCATTATTTTCTGACTCCAACTTCTTAAAATCTCGTGTTTCTGCTTGTGCCCCACAATGTACCGCATCTTCTATAATTCCCTGTAACTCGTAATAATATCCCGTATCTTTGACTACCACTCCCGTTATATCAATCCATTTATCAAAGATGTTAAACGCCCTTCGTATTGCTGTTTCTAGTTGTCCTTTTGTCATATCTTCTCCAATCGTTCTTTGATAGTGTCTAGACAAGAGTTCCATCCATATTCTTTTGGTGATTCTTCATAGTAAGAAAGCTCACCTTTTGTTATTTTTACCGTAGGTTTTTTCTTCTCTGGCAACGCCGTGAGTACTGCTTGGAGGATGGCTTTTGCCTTATCTACTTCATGATCATCCTCAAAGACTCCACATACCTGACATATTTCCCTAGCGTCCGAAGGTTCAAACTCATGTCCTCTACCAAGAATATCCTGAATATTTTCTCGTAGCGTTTTCATTTATCAGTCTCCTTTGTGAGAGTGTCTATAAGCTTTAGGACATCAGACTTTTTTACCCATTCCTCGTCTACCCGACCCAGCAATGTTCCTCTGTGTATAGTAAATATCTTGAGTTTTTCCATCCCTCGGATTAACTGACGCTTTCCCTCTGCATAGCCTTGTTGGTGGGCATAGGTTATATAATCTTTTTTCGTAAATCTTACTATATCCCCTTTTTCGTCTACATATCCCAACAAACAAACATATCCTTCAGGAATACTATCCAATAGCCTTAGTATTTCCTTTTTATTTTTGAATCCCAACAACTGCGTTGGTTCTAGCCCCTCCTGTTTGGGGAGAGGGGAGGCTATTTCATTTACGAGATCACAACAACCAAACCCTTTATGGTCTTTGGGTTGGATATGACAATCGCAATCACAGTTGACTTGGATAACTTTTTTCATAGTTCCTTTCTTTACCAAAATGTATTTCTGAACCGTTCTTAAATGTTTTTTTCATTTTCCTATCCCACAGTCATTAAATCCCTGTCCCCATTTACTTGTATATTGATACACAGCCTTCTCTTGAGAACAAAACCCACGAATACCAAAGTATAAAATAGATCCTAAAGCAAGTATGAATATCAACATAAGCCAATCTATTTTCATATCTTTCCTTTCTTCTTTACCGTAGTCATTTTTCCTTCTTTCTATGCGCTTCTAGCTGTAGCATTTTGGCTATTTCTATAACCGTTTCATTGCTATACAAAACATTTGAGAACGGAACTTCATATAATTGTGCATACATAGTCCTTGCTTCTATCAAATATTCCTTTACCGTAGTAATGGGTGAGGGATTATTCATATTATTTTAATTCTTTAAAACTTACTTCTGCCCGTTGCCACTCTTTGTCTATTGCCTTTATTACCTCTAATTTAACCACTTGCCGATCATTTTTATACGCTCCCCCTTTTGCGAGTATGTCCAATATTGGCTT